ACCCGACCCCGCAAAAGATACAACTAACGAAGAAGTAGCACGGGCTGATTATGAGCTGCAGAAGTTTGAGGTGAAGTTAAAGGACAAGATTAAAGAAGCTCTTACGACGGGAACTGTCCCACGTGGAGTATTTGGATTACCTCCAGATGGAGAGCGAGTAGTAACTTACCGATTCCAAGGTGACGTTTACGAAGATACGGCTTATGACATAAATCAAAAGTCGATTGTTGTCCGAAATCTTCAAGAACTTGGGGTAGATAGCGTAGAAGCACTACGTTATTTATTCCCGGATAAGACAGATTCGGAGAGAGAAGAAATGCTAAAAGGGTTTCCTTTTAGGATGATTCAACAAACTCAAAGCGCGATGCAACAATTTCTAGTATTATTATCACAGATGTTGCAAACGCCACATCCTCTCGCGCCAGATCAGCCTTTAGGGGCAGATCCAAGATTAAATCTAACTCCCCTGTTGTACAGGACGTTTGACCACCTCGCACAAGAACTAACCTATTCGGGTAGCTATGAGCCAGCAGATCCAAGCTTCGATCCCGAGCCCGGTGGCCCAAGCGGTAGCAGCCCCATCGGCAGCTCCCGTGGCGGACCAGGGCTCAACCGCTTACCCGCAATGGGTGGCGCAAACCAATACCCCGGCGGTAGCTTCGGTAACTACAGCCCAAGCGCCGTCGCAGGCAACACTGGGTTCGGCCCCTTCTATCAGCAACCCGTACAACCAGTCGCCGTCCGCTTACTCCCCGAACAATCCGTGGGAAGCAGCAATGGGCAGCCTGGAGCGGGTAGTTTCGAGGATGTCGCCCTTCCCCAGCCAAACAGCACAGTCTCCTCAATACGCGACGACGCAGCAGGCTACTCAGCAGTACAGTCAGCCTTCACAGGCCCAACCGTGGGCGTACCAAGCGCCTACGGCAGCGCCGACTTACTCCAACAACGCCTCTACGACCCAACCTTCCTCTCAGGTTTCTACGGCCCGCAGCCAAGCGCCCCAACTAAGCGACGCAACCGCTCAAGTCGTTAACCATTTTGGAATCGAAGCTCCAGGCATACTTAACCAGTATTCTGTAACTCTCGAAGATGCTCTGATTGCGCAAAATGAGCGCATGAACGCATACACCCAACGTGGTGCTGCGATGGAGCATATCCTCACAGACCCTGATCAGTTAGCTGATTACACCAATCGGTTCTTCACCGAAGTGTATCCTGTAGACGCAGATAACTCTGGTTATCCTGCTCAACAGCCTGCTGCTTATCAGCCTCGTTATGACATGCCTGCTGTACCAGCAGCTAATGGTGCTGTAAGGCACGATCCTGACACTCAGTGGAATGGATTCTCACAGACAATGAACCAGAACCCTGAGCAAGCATGGCGCTACTTGAGCCAGATGAGTCCTGACGCATTCCGTCAGAAGCTTCTGTTCTTAGACGCTGCTTAATCTGTACGTACAGAGTAAAATTCCCTCGGAAACGAGGGTTTTTTATTGCTTATTAATCTCGTAATTCGCGCTCAGCGTGGCTAAAAGTGGATTAACTTGTGAAGATAAGATTAAGAATTATGAAGAGAAATTGATGGGTATTTCTTTTGCTTATTTTAAAGCTAAAAATAAAGCACAGCAGTACACTAAGAGTAAAGGAGTTTAGTCATGGTTCAGCCTATTGGGCACTCACGTCAAAAGCAATCTTCGGATAACTCCGAGCTTCTGGCTCAGTTAAAAGAACTAAAAGCTGAATTAAATTCAGTTAAACAAGAGTACAAAGCTGATATGGAAAAGATTGCGTTAGACATCGTTACAGTCGATGCTAAAACTCAGACTTCTACTGTTGAATCTACCTAGATATAATTAGGGTAACCCTTGCTGATTTTAAGTGGGTTACATTTCACTAGTTAACTATAAGTACGACACCGGACCGCATCAACAGCAGTCTGGACCTAATCGAATCGGAGATGATCTAGCTTTAGCTCAAAAATATCTAGTTGTTTCAAGCGGATACATAGATTCTTTAGGTAACCAAGTTTCTTGGTTTGGCGTTAATGATTTTGGCGCTGATTATGGTCGGCCTGTTATTGGCCCTCCTAATTCAGGCGCTTATGTCGTAGATACTTGGAGAGCAGCCCCCGTGGCTGTATCCGGTTATTGGAACGATAACAATTTTACGTATTATGCTCCGAGCGGTCAGTTAAGCGTTTATAACGGATTTAGGGGTTACACCACGCAAACAATTGCTAACGCAAAAGTCTCAACAACTTACAATCCTCCATTTGGTGTACGGGATACAGGAGCCTATACGTATTACTTCGGGGATGCTCCCTCAAGTCAATCCTATGACCCGTATAACACACCAGCAAGTAATACGTCAGAAGAAGGAACTACTGGAGGAGGTGTAACTCATCAACGTCAAATGGGTGGGTTACTGACTACTTCGGCTGCTGCTGGAACTGCTGAGGTAACACGAGCAGAATGGACATACAACCCTCCCATGTACTGTGAGTCATTTACGGAAACTATATATGCTCGCGTTCCTGGCTTAATGGGAGCTCCCACTCGTTACATTTATCGCGGTAAATCTTCAAAATATGCGTTTAACTTAGGCTCTATTTACGGAATTACAGGGGAAGGAATTAGGGCGTTGCCTCATAGATTTAGCTCCTCTGTAAATAGCAGTAACCAGAAAAATATTTAACGCTATTAATGCGACAAACAATATACCGCCTGTCTTTAAATAGCTTAAAATAAAGGAGTAGTTTTTCGGAGGTTGGCGCTTTGTTCGTCGACAATGATTTTCCGAAGCTGCTCGGTGCTGAACTCTACCGTCCGCATCCTGCGTACGTTGTAGAGATGGCTGCTGAACCTGTGGTCGTTCATGACTTCAGTAAGCAACCAGGACAGACTGTGCAGCTTGATCGTTACAGGTTCTGGGGCAACCCCGGAAGCAAAGAGTCACGTGAGCGTACTGCAGAGCAGACCATCGGTACTGCCAGCAGCCGCAACATTGTGAAGGACAAAGTGTTGGTGACACTCCGGGAATATACCGGACCTGCCGACCCTAGTGATCCTACACAAGCAAGTACATTTAAGATTGCACGTGAGACACTAATTACCGCTCAGCGTTTGCTGTTAGATACCGGTAATCTTACTGCCTTCCACCAATCTATTGGTTCTTTAACCCTGCTCGACGACTATCGTCGTTGGCGCGATCGGGTGTTCATTAACGAACTCCTGAAAGCTGTTTCTAAGGGTAAGTCTTCTGATACCCAAGGTGGTTACTACTACCCTGGTGATTTGGCTGTTGGGTCACTGACCTACACCAACTCAGAGCAAGCCAAGTTTGACGTTAAGGACGACCTCCTCCGCGTGGTTAAGTCTTTGCGTAAGCGGAATACTCCTACTTACCAAGACGGTTTCTACCGTTGTGTTTGCGACCCCACGTTCCTGATGCACTTGCGTCAGAACAGCGATTTCCGCGAAGTGGCTCGCTACCCAGGTAACGGTCAGATCAACCCACTCATGTCTGCGATGCAGCCTAACGCTGCTATCTACATGGGCCAAGGTTTTGGACAAGCCTCCTTCGTGGCTGGCGAACCCATCATGCCTACCGGGTTTGTATTTGAAGGTGTGCGATTCTTCGAATCCACTAACATGCCTTCTCAGAGTGCTACAGCAACTATTGGCGGTACTTCAACTACATACGATAGTGCTATCGGTATGTTCTTTGGTCCCCAAAGTGTTGGCGTCGGTATCGGCGGTAACAATGCTCAGGTGCTTCTAAACAACAACGACGACTTCAGCCGTTTTATCATGATGATTTGGAGCCTGTACGCAGGTTTTGAACTTCTAAACGCTGACTTCGTTACTGTTGCCTACTCTTTCAACGTTTGAGGAGGTAACTAATTATGACAACTAACGCTAACCAGATTGCAGTTTCCAAGATCTTCCCTGGGAACTACACAAACGTTCTTCGTTATTGGCACGAAGAAAAAACCTTCCAGTTCCGTAATGCTAACGATACGGAAACCACCTTCTCCAACCAACCGGTCGGCGGTCCCGTTGGCGTGGTGTTTACCCCTGGTTGGATTGCTCAACAAGCTATTGGCTACGTCGATCTGTCGTACCAAGCTTTGGGCACCACTAGTCAACTTGAGTATTACACTCAGGCTTATAGCTCTGGTCTAAACGGAGCTAACGTTGCTTTCACTAACGCTAATGTAATCATTCCTTCACCGGATGCTTACAAAGACGTACGTGCTGACATCACTGACGGTATCAAAGTTCCTTCTGGTGCTTATATTTATCGTCTAGCTCTCCGTGTTGACGGTGGCGATGTGATCAGCAGCGGCGTTGGCGGTGGCGTTGCAGCCCCAACACTGGGCCTCGGTCCTGCTGTGGGCGTTGGTATTACCACCACTCCTTCCGCGTCTGGTTTCTTTGTAACGCTTGCTGGTAGTAATAGCCGTATTGCCAACGGTTCTTATAACACCAACAACGTATTCAACACCAATAACTTGTTCCGTAATGGAGCCGAGGCACAGTATAAAGTGTTTGCCGTTGCCAACCTTGGTGGCGCAGCCGCTTCTGGTCTTGCACAAGCTTCGGGTGTTTTTGACCCCCGTGCTACCAATAACCAACTCCGTGGTAAAAACAAGGCGTTGGGTATTTGTGAAATTTGTTGGTTCTTGTCCGACGAAGCAGCTAATCGTGACGACTTGGCTCTTCAACCTGCGGGTATCGTTGAGTCCAACGTTTTCACCTCTACCGTTCCTTCCTGATTCATTTAGTGAAGAACAGACCCCCTTTTCGGAGGGGGTTTTTTTATGTATGGCAATATGACAACTGAAATTGAAATTTATTAGTAAACTATTCATAGACATTGCTCACATAATGACCGCTATCTCAGTTCAAGACGTTTTGTTCAAACCAAGTGGGGTTAAAGTTGAGATTTTAAGTGAGCACGACGAAGGTGAGTACAAAATGGTCCGCTCGGTAACGACAGGTAAGGTATTTTTCGCTCATAAAGGCCAAATTGAAATTGTAGAAGGTAGCGAAGACAAAAAGGACGCAAAACCCGCCTTAAAACGGCGTGGACGTCAAATTATTCAACCAGAGATCCCTTTTGATAACAGAATCAACATAAACGGTGCTACTCCTGAGCGTTTAACACAAATTCTTAAGGGTGTAGGAATTAAAACCGCTGTTGAGATTAAAGAATTGCAACAATCCATGCCAGGGGAGAGATTTACAAAATTAGATCAGCTTAAATCTATAACTCGTGTTGATTGGGACGAAGTTCTTTCTGCTGGAGTTGTATACGTAGAGTAATATAAATTTTTAGTTTAAATTTGGTAGAATAACAATATCTAGTGCATAAATAAAGTGTCTCAATTCTCTCAACAAGAACTTGAGCAAATTCAAAGCTATTTAGCTCAGCAGGGTGTTGTATTCCAAGCAACAACTACGGATGCTACAAAGCGAGAGATAATTTATGCTGCGGTTAACCAACTTACTCGAAACCCTGCACAGACTTTCGGGTACAGACTTGATGATTTTAACTTTAGTCGTGTAGCGTACCATTTAGGCTACAACATAGCTACCGTACCTGCCGGAGACTACGCTCGGCTTTTAGAAGCTACCAGCAGCATACCTTCTGAGTTTTATTACGATAAAATCGTCGGTCAAGTTGAAAGATGTGAAGAAGCCGAACGTTTAACTGAGTTAGCAACCGGGCGAGCCACTAGTAGACAAGAAACAATCTTTGGTGATGTAAGTCGCTCAATCAACGTTCAAGACAAGCGTGAGACATCGAGAATTTGGCGAGAAAATTATCAATTCGAGTGTGATCGCTTAGCGCACATGCTTTATGTTGCTAATTATAAAGATCCTGTTACAGCTCGTTATCGTTTCGAGCGAAGTGGAGGTGAATTTATTCAAGCTATACCCGGACCTCCTGATACAGCAAGAGCGGACCGCATTTATTTTTA